CCAACTCTATTTCCTCAATGCCATCTTCACTAAAAATAAATTTAGTGACCAAGCCCTTTTTTGTTTCTTCACTCCACATCTGATCAAACACAAAATTGCCCAAACTATAAAATATATATTTACCATCATTTAAAAATTCAACGGCTTTATCAAGTGTTTGGAAAATAGCATTTTTTATTAAAGTAAAATTAGGAAAAAAGAAATTACAATTTATAAATTCATTTCTAATAAAATCAATATCATCAATATGTAAAAGAACCTGACAATCATTAAATTCATATTCCAAAGAATTTAATGGAAAAATAATATAATCAATTATATCATTAATAATATATTTTTCCAATTCATTTTTAATAAAATTTTTTATTTTATTACGATATATACGAGCTATGACAATATTAAATAAGGGTACTTTCTATAATAGCCAATTTCGTGGATGTCTTCATCGGAAAATCCATCAATATCAAAGAAATTGATATGAAAAGATGGTTTTTTATCAGTTATGTAAAAAAAATAATCTAATCCCATATTTTTATATATATAAATATTTATAAAATAAATATTTAAAAATAACCTATTTTTTATGATAAATTATTTCAAAAAAGTATTCGAGTATAAATACAGGAAAAATTGAATAAACAAATTATCTAATATATTTATTATAAAATATAACACAAAAACGTGAGATGAGCAATACAACTAACAATTTTAAAATCATTGACGTTGATTTGGATCATAAGATTGCAACACTATCTCAAGTGTTTCAATTTTGTAGAGATGAATTGAAGGGGAGTGGATGGAAAATGGAAAGATCTGATGGAAAAGAAAATAGTATTTCAGGAGATAATTCAAAAAAACATTCTCAATTTGAGCTTGATTTTATTACATTGTGCTCTGATTTTTTAAATAAAAATGGTTTTGCAGTTCAGAATGAATTCAAGGAAATGGATAAAGATTATTTAATTGAGGTTCACAAGGCAGTTGTAAATGGAGAAACAATTGAAACACAATTATGCGAACATCAAGATTCCCAAGGCGCTGTAGATTTTGATGTCAATACATTATTGTGTTATACTGCAAATACAGTCGAAGGCGGTCATTTACAATTTTATAACAATTATAATGGAATGGTAGAAGAAAGCCATATTATTGATACACGTCCATCAAAAGACAAAGCAAGAATTATTTTGATGGATGGAGATATTTGGCACAAACCATTACCAATTGAAGGAAAGGGGAAACGTGAATTGGTAGTTGTTCAGATAAAGAAAAAATAGTTAATATTAAATTTTAGAAGAATATATAATGTCATTTTATTTTTGCATTAATAAATAAATTAAAAAAGACTAGTTGTTTAGTTTAAATGTTTCATTGCGACAATGAGTGCTTCATAATTTTTGGGAGTATTAGTTAAACCAGTAATATGTACATAACTTTCACTTAAAATTTTTTTATCCATTCCAGGATGAATTTTAGGATCATCATGCGTATCTGCATCATAATCTGCAAAATAATGCATATATCTTTTAAATACATAATCTTTCATTTATGTTTCAAATTCTTTATCAGTATATTTCGATTTATCAATAGTAGCCATTTTAAATATAAATATTATAATAAGTCTTAATATTTATTTTTCGATTTTTTTTAAAAAATATTTTATATCTATTGGTTTATATGAGTTGATAATTGACTTATCATTATTGTCAATGGTCCATTTATTATATATTTCATTAAATTGTTCAAGTTGTTTTTCGGATTGTTTATATTTTGTTTCTAAATCAATATCTTTTGCTTTTGAACTATTCCAAATTTTAGGTATTTTCGATACTTTTCTCAATTCATCATCTCTTTGTGCATTATGTTTTTTTATTACATAGAATTCTTTTTCAGTGCTTTTCTCTTTGACAAATAAAATTAATTCTTTAATTTCCTTTTTTTCTGTGATATGTGCATATTTTTTTTCTCCAGTGAATTTTTCGATATCTAATTTAACAAATTTTTCTTTTATTTGTATATCAACATCATTTTCTTTTTTTATATCTTTATTATAAATTGCAGAACGGCGTTCTTTCCATAGTGAATAAACATCATCATACATTTTTAAATGATGTTCAGCATGCATTAGTTTTTTTTCATCGGAAAAATCATTTGACTTACAGCCTTCCCATCGCGTAACTTTGGATTTAAAATTTTTATCAGTTAAGTATTTGGTGAAATTATTGTCTGACTGGAGAGGATGACCTATAAGATAGTAATAATTTTTTGTTGGATGTTTTTTTATATAATCAGATGTATTTTCTTTTACCGGCGCATTTTTTTTGCGATCACCGAATAGGTCTTTAATTTCTACTATTTTGAAAGCTTTGACAATATCTTCATTATTTTCTTTATTTTGCCACATTTTATAAATTTTATTATATATTTTAAGTTGCTCTAATGCATGTATATATCTTTCATCATTAGAATATGAAATACTTGTGCTTGCATACCATCTATATCTATCTTTATTTTCTCCATCATTTGTTTTTCTAATCCAATTAATTTTATTAGATTTTTGTCGGATTGTAATGGATGATATTCGATCCAAAATCTTATCCTAGTTGCACCGGATTTTTTATCGTATATTTCTTCACGATCATACACAAATTTTACTAAATCATCTTTAGTAATTCCATCAGGTAATTTATGATTTCCAATTGTATATCTATTTCTATTTTTATTTTGTTCAGATTGACTTAATATACGTAAGTTTTCAACTCGGTTGTCATGTTTAATTCCATTTATATGATCAACTGATTTTATTTCATCCCTCATTAATTTATTGTCCCAAATTTTTCCATTAGTTTCATAACTTTTTTGCAATAAATACCTATGCATATACAAAAATGAATTTATTTTATAAATTTTACCAGTTTGATTATTTTTTATTTCTTCTGGAAAATAGCAAAAAGCATAACCATTTTTCCATTTGGAAGTTTAGTAAATTTCCATAATGGATTCTCCAATACAATATTATTTTGTTCTATTTTTGTAACATATTGCAAAGAATTTTCTAAAAAATAAACATATTCATTTTCACAACTCATAATATAAAATTTATCATTTGTTTTTATATTTTTTACTAATTTTTTTTCATTTTCTTTTCCACTATCTTTTATTTCGAGTATTTTATACTCATTATCAAAATTATCTATTCCAAATCTATTCATATTTAATATATTGATAGATTAATTTATGTTATAATAAAAAATTCAATTTTATTATTTTTAATTCTCAATAATTATACTTAATTATAAAGACAAATAATTTTCCATAATAAAATGATTTAATTAAAACTAAACCACTTTAGTTACTATACGCCACTCCTGCCATTCCACTCATAACGCGGAGAACGTTATAGCTAAAGGCATAGATAAGTAAGTTAGAATCACGGGAGAGATTTAACTTAGGAACGTTCTTGTTAGCACGGAGAGGATCGGAGAATCTGATATTGAGTTGAGTGTTATCAATACGGGAAAGATTGGCGGATCCAGAAGGTTGGTGTTGTTCTGGGTGAAGAGCGAAGGAGTAAACATTGATACCATCGGCAGGGGTGCGAGTGTGGTAATTGAATGGTTGAACATAGTTGAAATAGCTTCCTAACATAACATCAAATCGATCATGTCCATTGAGTTGGATGTTACCATTTTCAACAGGGTTTCCTTTTCCATCAAGACGAACACCGTAATTAGTGCATTGAACAACAGTAACATCATAAAGATTGATACCGTTATTAGCAGTAGTGGTACGGTTATCAGTCCAGTCAGAGACAGGGACGGAAAGATCGGTGAGGGAAAGGCTGTGGGAAACAACAACTACGGACCATCCAGTGACAAGACCAGTAGTGTCATCGACAGTTACATTAACATCGAATTCACCAAGGAATTGGGCGAGATTGTAAGTTCCTCCATAAACGAGAGGATCAGTTACAAGGTACATAGTAGTGGACGAAGAGAGAAGAGATCCAGTGTATTTGAAGTTAACGGTGGTAGAACCGACAACAACGGTGACGAGGCTTGAAGCAGGGTCAAGAGTGACAGCTGCAACAGTTCCTGTAGTTGGGAATACATCAGAAACCATACCACGGGCAAGATTTTCAGCACCATAGTCAAGTGCATCAGTTTGCCATTTGGTTTCGTCATTGGTATAAGTGAGGAAACGTCCTTGGTTACCAGAAAGATTCTTGGTAGAAGAACCATTGTAAGCACCATTGGTAAGGGCCCAAACAAGTTCTTTTGTAGGATGGTTAAATCCGAGTTTGTATTTTCCATTAATGCTGGTTCCGTTTCCACCATCATTAATAGTTTCGGCTCCAGTGAATTGGAGTTGTTCCATAAGGTATTCGTGTCCGACTTGGGCGAAACGTCTACGTTCTTCAGAATCGAGGTAGATGTAATCGACGAGAACAGAAGCATCTTTCATAGAGAAAGCACTTGTGTTAGGGGCGAAAACACCGGACCAGATAATGAGGCGGTTGACGTCAACGAATTCAAAATAGAGACGTACTTCATGATATTGCACGTTAATACCCTGCCTTTCGGCATATTTTAAAGGGAGTAGACTATACCTTAAGCCATCTTAAAAGATGACCCAAAACCGTCTAGTCGTTGAACATTCTACTTATTTAAATATTATTACATTTATTAAGATATTCTATAGCTAAATTATATTTTTCTTCTAAAGTGATTTTTCCATAATTTATCATTATTTGCTTTTGTTACATGTTGAGACCATCTTTTTAAAAATCCTTTTTTGGTTTGACCAATATATAATTTATTATTTTCTGTATTTGATATACAGTATATTTCACCAATTTCTGGCATATCTATAAATATAAATATTTATTTAAGTAGCTTTGCTGCTGATTGTCCATTTCAGAAATAATTTTATTATTTCATTATCTATTAAATTGTCACTATACCTCAGTTCTATCTGAGCCACATATAATATCACTATTATAGTTTAGTATTAATAGCTTTAGGAGTTTCCAGCAATTTGATTTTGTTGCAAATTTAATATATAATATTATTATTGTAATTATTAAATCCACTAGCACCAAGATAGTTATTATTTATTTAATAACTGTAGAATCCTTACTGTTTTCACACATGATATCTACATACATGTGTCAGAGTGCTTTTCAGCCCTGCATCGTTATCATGAAGATTTAATACGAAGTTAAGGCAATAAGAGGAAGAGCGAGTCCAGTGTTGCGGTTGAACCAGAATTGGAGAGGAACATAAAGGGTATATTGAGGAAGAACAACAGATTCAGTTGCAGAGACTGCAGTGAGAGTTGTGAGTTCATCAACATCACCAATCATGGCACGGTATCCACGTTCTTGTTCAACAGAGTGAGTAAGTTCATACCAGATATCGAGCCAGTTTCCGTATTGTTTGTCGATTTGAGAACCACCGATTTCAACTTCAACAGAGTGAATCATGCAGTGACCGATACGACGAGCCCAAGCAACTTGGAGACGTGAATCAGATGCAAGAGAGACTGCATTGAGTGTAACACGAAGGAACATTTTTGTAGCAAGATCACCATTACGAAGAATAGTGACATTGGATTTACGTCCAAAGTTTGGACTTCCATCAAGAGTGTGTTCGACAGTTTCGATGGCAAAGTTAGTATGACGTCTGTAGACGACTTTGAAGTAAGTAATTTGTGGGTTTCCAGTTAAATAAACGTCCTGGGCACCGTATGCGACAAGTTGCATTAATCCGCCTCCCATGTATATAGTATATATTAGTGGTAGAAAAAATTTATAGTAAATAATAAAATGAATGAACAAAAAAAATACATTAAAAAAGTATTAAATGATAATAAAATAATATATTTTATAATAAAAAAAATTGAATAATTTTTAATATTAAAAAATTATATATGAATTATATTAAGATGATAAATGATAAAAAAATAAGTGAAATATTGATAAATGTTAAAACATTTGATCAATTATATAAAGAAACTGATAAATTAAATTGTAATGAAAAAGGATATTTATTTGAAAGAATAACATATTTTATGTTTAAATTATCCCCATTATTAAATAATTATGATGAATTATGGATGTATGATGATATACCAAAAAAAATAAAAACTTTACTTAAACTTCCACCTAAAGATAAAGGGATTGACTTATTGATGAAAAAAAACAATGAATATGTACCAATCCAATGTAAATTTAGGCAAAATTATAATACAATTTTAAATTGGACTGAATTATCAACATTTTATGGACTATCATTTGGAATGACTTCGCATATGAAAAATGGATATTTAGTAACAAATACATATGATTTATGCGATGAAGTAATTAATTCCGAAAAAGTAAAACCAATTTATGGAAATTTTTTTGATATTCTCCCAGAAAACTTTTTTACAAATATGTGTAATATCATAAATAATAAACCAATTATAAAATACAAAAAGAAAATACCATATTCATACCAAAATGATTGTATTAATTATGTTTATGAATATTTTAAAAATAATAAAATAATAAATATAAAAGATGAAGAAGATGATGAAGATGAAGAAGATGATGGAGATGAAGATGAATATGATACATATGAAGAAGATAGTGATGAAGAAGATGATGATAAAGGTAAAGATGATAAAGAAGATAAAAAAAATAACAATGGATTTATTGAAATGGCTTGCGGAACTGGAAAAAGTATAACATCATATTTTATTGACAAGAAATTAGATAATAAAACAACAATAGTATTAGTGCCATCATTGCAATTATTATCGCAATTTTATTCAGATTGGATAAATCAATCTTATACGGAAGATATTAAAATAAAATATATATTAGTTGGCTCAGATAATGACGTTGAAGATGAAGTAAAATATAAATCAAATGGAATAATATTAACTACAGATACAAACAAAATCAAAGAAGAATTAAAATCAAAAAATAAAATTGTTCTTATATCAACATATCAAAGTGCTGATAAAATTCCAAAATATGATTTTGATTTTGGAATATTTGATGAAGCACATAAAACAGTTGGGCAGTTAAACAAAAAGTTTGCATTATTATTAAAAGATAATGACGTTATAATAAAAAAAAGATTATTCATGACGGCAACACCAAAAATTAGTTTAATAAATGATGATGATATTATAAGCATGAAAGATGAATATATTTACGGAAAACAAATATATAAATATAATACAGGAAAAGCAATAAATGATAAAAAATTAGTCGATTATCAAATTATATCTATTTATGCAGAAAATAATAAAATTAAACAAGATATTATGAAAAATAAATTAATATCATTTAAAAAAGAATTTAATGATGAAGAAGCAAATTATTTAGGTTCTATAATTATATTATTAAAAAAAATACATGAAGGAACATGTCATCATATGTTAACATATCATAGCAATGTAAAACGAGTAAAAAAATTTGTTGAATATTTGGAAAAAGTAAATAAACTATTGTATAAAGATAAAAATGTATTTATTGATAGTTTAGATGGAAAAACAAGTATGAGTAATCGTAAAAAAATATTAAATGAATTTATTGAATCAGATAAAGGAATATTATGTTCAGCAAGAGTTTTAAATGAAGGAGTAAATATACCGATTGTAGATAGTATATGTTTTGTGGATAATCGTTTTAGTACTATAGATATTGTTCAATGTATAGGAAGAGCATTACGTTTATATAATGGAAAACAAATAGCAAAAATAATAATACCAACATTTGTGGATGATATTAATAATATTGATGACTGTGTTTATGGGAATATAATAAGAATATTAAAAAGTTTAAGAACAACTGATGAAGGAATAACAGAATATTTTACAGTAAAAGACATAAATGAAAAAAAGAATGGACGGAAATTATTAATTACTGAAAAATATATTAAAAATGAAAAAAAATGTTTAGAAATAGATTTAATTGAATGGAATAATAAAATATTAGATAAAATATGGAATTATATTGATCCATTTTATATTATGTTCAATAAAATAAAAGAATGGGTAAAAAAAAATAATAAACTTCCATCACATACTTCGAAAGATAATAAACAACATAAATATGGAAACTGGTGTAATCATAGAAGAATGGACTTTAAGAAAAATAAATTATCAGAAGATAAAAAAAAACTATGCATGACAATAAAACATTGGTATTGGAATCAAGATGATTTATTTGACGAACAATTAAATAATGTAAAAGAATGGATAAAAAAAAATAATTGTATGCCAAAAGTAAAATCTAAAAATGAAGAAGAAAAAAAATTAGCTAAATGGTGCATCTATAGAAGAAGAGAAAAAAAAGAAAAAGAATTATCACTTAATAAAAAGAATAAATTAGAAGAAATTAATAATTGGTATTGGGAAAAAGAAGATTTTTTTGATATCAAATTAAATAATGTAAAGGAATGGATCATAAAAAATAAAAAATATCCATCATATAGTAGTGCAGATGAAGATGAAAAGCAATTGGCAAGATGGTGTACAACCCAAAGAATTGAAAATAAAAAAAATAAATTGACAAATGATAAAATCCATAAAATTGAAACAATACCAAATTGGAAATGGAATGAAAATTTTACAAAAGAAGTAAATATATTCGATGATCAATTTAACAAATTAAAGGAATGGATAAAAAATAATAAAAGATTGCCATCAAAACGTTCTAAAAATGAAGAAGAAGCAAAATTAGGAAGTTGGTGTATGAATAAAAAAACAAGTAAAAAAAATAATAAATTAGATGATGAAAAGATAAAATTATTTGAAACTATTCCAAGTTGGAGTTGGGGAGAAAATATAACAATAACAATAAAAACATTTGAAGAACAATATAAAAATGTTAAAGAATGGATTGTTCAAAATAATAAAATACCAAGTGATAAATCAAAAAATACAGAAGAAAAAGAATATGGAACATGGTGTTCAAGTAAAAGAAAAAATAAAAAGAAAAATACTTTATCAGAAGATAAAATTAAACTATTGGAGCAGATACCGAATTGGTACTGGTCAAAATAATTTTTTTATAAACAAAATGAAATATTCAAAACAGGCTTAAAAAAATAATGTATTAATATTATTATAGTAAATGTCTCTTTTTAAGTATAAGCCAAATAAGGTAAAATATTTGACCAATGTTGTAACATTAGATGAAATGCATAAAAAAAAGACGAATGAAATTATGAATGAAAAACAATCATTAGATGGATTAAAAGAAAAATTAGACAAAACAAAAAATGAATTAGAAGATTTAGAAAAAAAAAGAGATCCACAAGACATTGGGAGAAAAGCAGAATTAAAAGAATTAATTGACGATTTAAAAGAAAACATATATGATATTGAAAATAATGTCAGAGAATTAGATTATTATAGTAAAACAAACGATGTAGTTATGGAATATTACAGAGATTCAGATAGTAAAACAGTCATTCAGCCAAATGAAATAAAATCAATGGATCGTTTAACACAATTAAATATGTTAAGCCAACAAAATAGAAAAACAAAAAAAGAAACAAAAAAAAGAATGAGAACACTTATTCAAAAACCGACAATTGATATATTAAGTTATTTAACCGGTGGAAAATCAAGTGCAACTGAAATAGTAAAACCATCGAATAGCAATAAAGCTTCATTATATGAAGAATATTTATCAAGAATAGACAATTCATATAATACAAAAAAGAAATTAAACATAATTAAAATGTGCGAGGAGTGCGATATTGAAAAAATATTGATGCAATCGGAAGGAATGTATGTATGTCCAAATTGTGCAGAAATAGAGTATGTAATAATTGAGAGTGAAGTTCCAAATCACAAAGAACCATCAAGTGATAAGACGCGATATCCATACAAGAGATTAAATCATTTAATAGAATGGTTAAATCAATTCCAAGCAAAAGAATCAACCGAAATTCCAGAAGAAATATACGATGATATTAAAAATCACTTGAGAAGATTAAGGTTAGATATAAAAATAAAGTCGATGAAGTTTTTTAAAGCAAAGAAAGTAATAAAAGAAATATTACAAAAATTAAGAAAAACAATATATTATGAACATATACCATATATTATTAGTAAAATAACAGGAAATCCGCCAATCGTATTAAGTAGAGAAGTAGAAGAAAGAATTAAACAGATGTTTAAACAAATGCAAGAACCATTTGTTAAATACTGTCCACAAGACAGAGTTAATTTTTTAAATTATTCATATATATTACATAAAATATTTGTTATTTTTGAAATGCATGAAATGGCTAAATGTTTTGGATTATTAAAAAGCAGTGAAAAACTACGCTTACAAGATTCAATATGGAAAAAAATTTGTGTAGATTTAAAATGGCCATATGTTGCGTCAATCTGAAATTTAATGAACGAGTTTATTATTATATATTTAATATATCTAATAATAATTGTAATTGTAATTAAAATAAAATGAAATTAAAAGAAAATATTTGGATATTTATTGCGGTATTTATTTGGTATTCATATTTTTATACCATATATATCAATATGGTATTATACAAGGAACTTGGTATATTTTACAGTTTATATTATTATTTATTTGTTTTTTATTAAGTTTATATTATATGTTTAATTTATTTCTACGATTGACTTCAGGTCCAAGTGAAAAATATGTTCCCTTTTCATTCTTATATGAATCAATAATAGGTAAAAAAGACTCTAAAAAAATATAATTCCAATTTTTTCTTGATATATAATATGGAGAAATTAAAAAGATTATTTAAATATTTGGCAGTATTTTTTATAATATTATTGGTTGTATATTACAATTCATGCGAAATAACTTATACAACATATTTATTAGCAATGATAGGATGTATTGGTGTAAATTTAATAGATTTATACTTCCCATCTGTTTGTAATTGCTATATGGAAAAATAACAAATTGAGTTTAGAAATGTAAAAAATATATATAAAGAAAAGTATATTATTATAAATATGTCAGAAGATGAAGAAACAAAAGGAACTGCAATAGATTACTTATCAGAAGATGAATTACCTGAAGGATCGCATAAATTTGCATGTTATTCATTTTTATCACCAGAAGGAATTAAAAATTGTACATTAAGAGGATTAAAAGTGAGAGGAACATTTCCAACAGAAAAACGGGCAAGAGAAGAATGTGAAAAAATTAGAGAAAAACACCCAAAACACGATATTTATGTTGGCCCCGTTGGACTTTGGGTACCATTTGATGCAGATCCAAATTCATGTAAAGATCAAGTATACCAAGAAAAAGAATTACAAGAATTAAGTAAAGCATATCAAGAAAATCAAGAGAAAGGAAAAGAAATGGAAAACCAGCGTCGTCAAGAAATGATGCAAAAAGCAATTTTAGAATCAAAGAAAAGCAAGAAAGAAAAGGCAATCGAAAGATGTAGAAATAAATTAAATAAGAATAGAGCGGAAAATAAATCAGTTGTTGATACAAATGAAGAAGAAGAGGATCCTGAATTAAAGAAGAAGTCGGAAGAAATGAAAGAAGAAACAAAAGAAATGAATAAAGAAAATAACAAATTAGTGGAAGCAGAAAGTGGATTGAAAACGTTAGATGAAAAAATTGCACGTTTAAAAGAACAATATGCAAAGATGAAAAAATAAAAAATATAAAAAAAATTTAAATATATTATTAGTATATGAAAGCTATATTAATAATAATATTAGTTGTTGGATTAATAATGATAATTGTTGAGTTTGTAAGAACAAAACAACGTTGTCCAAAACAACAAATAATATATAGATATATTCCAAGAACATTAGAAGAAGAACAAAATGATCAAGCATATCCATCAGAGATATTTAAAGCAATGTTCACACAACCAACACCATGGATAGGGGAAATTAATGATATAAATATAAATAGGAAACATGCAGTTAATAATTTCTTTGCATCACAAGTATAAAAAAGGTTATTGGCAGTATATTCCAATTGCGGTGGCATGTTTTTTTCCACAGGCAGACATGATTATTTTGTAGTAATATATACAATATATAGATATTATATATATTCGATTTTTTTTATTTTTGGGTTAAAATAAAAAAATTAATAATATAATTAGTTTCAAAAGTGAATTGTTTATCAATAAAATATTTAGATTTCAATATATTAAAATCTCTATCAAAGCTTTTTTGATTACAACTAATAATAAATATTTTATTAAAAATACCTGAACGTAATATTTCATTACATAATTCTTTGCCAAAACCAGCCTTACCATTATTTATTAATGCAATATTATATGAACAACAATCTTTTTTTTCAGAATAATTATTAAATTTTAGATTTTTATAATCAATCAGATGACAATTTTTTTGATTTGGTATATTTTTTAATGTATCATCAACAATAGATTGGTAATCAGAATAAAAATAAGCACAATTATAAAATTTTTTCAGTATAACCCCAAAAATATACATTTCCCCACCAATAAAATATAAATTATCAATATTTTGTGTCATATTTGCACAAATAGTTGTAATAGTTGTATATAATGGATATCTAATATTATTATCATTTTGATGAAAACTCAATGGAGATCTGATAATAGTAAATCCAAAAATAAGATCTTTAACAAAATTATTTTTCAAAATAATATTATTTATTTTAAGAAATTGAATATGATCAATAAATTTGGCATGATCAATTGGATTTATTGTATTAATTTCAAGACAAACATCCCCATAATTAGTTGATTCAAATTGGCAAGTAATATGCGTAAAATCAATAAGAGTTGAAAAAAATTGAATAACTTTAAATAAAGATACATTCAATAATTTAGATAAGGAATTAAAATCAGGATTACCAGAAAAACAAATTTTATTGCGCGATGGAGACAATTTATATTTCATTTGGGAATGATTGTTGTATTGCATATCATTTGCAGATGCTTGGCATGAGGAAGTATTCATTGCCTTTTGACTGGATTAGAAGTAATATAATGGATATAGAGACATGTCTAAGAAATAAATTTTCAAATTTTATTGATAATGAATATTTAATAATGAAAAAAGAATCAGATAATTACCCAATTATTGATGATGATTGGGATGAATCAAAAGAAAATAAAACAATAATCATGAAACATATTAAATATAAATTTATATTTCCACATGATTTTAATACTGAAATATATAAAAATAAAGAATCAATTGATAAAATAAAAAACAAATATGAAAGAAGAATAAAAAGATTTGAATTATTAATGTTAAATGAAAAAATAGAAAAGAAAATATTTATAATAATAAAAGATAAAGAAAAAGAGGGAATAAATAAATTGGAAAAAACAATGAATGAACTAGGATATAAAAAATATAAAATAAAATATATAACAAATGAAGAATTGCCAAAATCAGATAATTGGAAAAGGGAAAAATTTGATTGGAAAAAATTTTTCACTGAATAGAATTAAAGTAAACAAAGAATATTAATAAAATAAGGAATAAACAAATTATTTTAATAATATTATCAATAATATTTTTATGATCTTGAAATTTCATATTATTTTATATATAATAATAAATTATAATTAAATAAAAATTTACTAATACTCGTCTATAAGTTTCAGTAAAACATATAATAATAAAATATATGAGTAGAATTTCCAGATATCAAAAAAGCATGGAAAAATTTATAAAAGACAAGAGTTATATTAATCATTTAGATGGAAGTACACGATTGTTATTTAAGGAGATGGATTATGATAATATAATTTCAATAGTTGTAATTGCAATAATGAATGTTCAAAGTAAAAAAAATAATATATCAACGCACGCATATTATATAATTACTGGCATTGAATTATTATTATTATTGTCAAAAATAAATGATAATAATGAATATTATAAAAATAAAATTGGAATGAAAAATATAGATAAATTATACAAATTAATACCAAGTATTGTAAATATATGCTTAAATCAAAATATTGATTATATACAAACAAAAATAAAAAAAGAAAAATCATTAAAAATGTATATAAATTTGGGTAAAATAATAAATGATAAAATGGTTTCTTTTTTATGCGCGGAAGAGTTTAATAAAGATGAAAATAAAACATATATAGAGAAATCGGATATTACAAAATATAATTTTGATAATTTAAATAATCCCAAAGAAAAATTAAAAAAATTAAAAAAAAGAAGTAAAGAAAATATGATAGAGTATATGTCAAAAAAATATGGATTAATATGTCAAATAGGCGTTATTTGTGGTTGGATGTTAGGGGGATCATATGATGAGAAAATGCTATCTGAATTAGAAAAAATGGGATTATATTTGGGAAATATATATAAATTATCGAATGATTTTATGAATTTAGAAAGGGATTTAAAATCCGAAAAAGAATATAGTAACA